GGTATTGGATAATAAATTAGCCATTTATCTTTTTGTTTAATTCTTGGACTTGATTAGTTAATTCTTTTACTGCACCTATAAGAGCAGCAGTTAAGCGAGAGTAGTTGACCCCTACAGGTTCTCCGTTCTCATCATATTGTACAAATTCTGGATACACTTCAGCAACTTCTTCTGCAATAAGACCTAGTTCTGTGGTCTGAGACCCAATCTTATTGTAAGTGACTGGTCTCAAATTTACTACCTTTTCTAAATTTCCCTCGCTTATTTCTATATTTTCTTTTAGTTTAAGTGAAGATGATTCTGTAAGGAATCCACCTATATTTAAGTTTCCAGGAAAAGAAGTGTTACCTGCTCCATCTAATAGTGTAGCAGTTCTAGTTAAATTACTAAACACTCCTGTGTATTGTCTTACATAAATAGGTTCAGTACCATCATCAGAAGTTGCAATTTCAAGATACCCAGCATTAGTAGTAGTACTGTTTGCATATATTCTCCAAAAATCGTTAATTCCTACTGTTCCTTGTAATGCTGTACCTACATCATTTACAAATAATATAGTTCCACTCATTGTGCCTCCAGCAAGAGGAAGCTTAGTAGCAATACTATTAGTTACTGTAGTAGCAAAGTTTGAATCATCTCCTAAAGCAGCAGCCAATTCATCAAGTGTATCTAAAGCACCAGGTGCTCCTGCAATTAAGTTGTTGATTTGGGTTGTTACATAAGATGTAGTAGCGTAACTATAAGAAGCATGATTTCCCCATGAGTAAGCTGTATCCCAGTTAGACTTATTATAACCACTAATTGCATTAGCTCCATTAAAGAAGTTTTGAATCTGTGCGTCTGTATAAGCATTTGTTATACCATAACCAGATATGGTTGTAGGTGTACTTGTAATAGTAGACCAAGCTTGAGTATGCGCAGTTACACTTGTAAGATAACCCGCAGAGGCATGATTACCCCATCCGTATGCAGTGTTCCAATTTGAAGAGTTACCTCCAGAAGCAGTAACAGTACCAGCAAAGTCACCACTACCTCCAAAAGTAATATCGTTGTTATTAAGGTTACCCATAAATAACCAACGAGAGTTTGCTTGTTGTGCCCAACCAGTGCTATTAGTTCCAGAACCATTTAAAATATAAAAATAATCACTGTTAACATGAATCATAGCGGATCTATGATCAGTATCTTGAAGATACAATGTTGGATTATTATTATTAATATAGAGACCAGTATTTGTACTTGCACCTCTAGAAGTTACACTCTGTAAGGTATCGGTCTCAGTATAACCTGTAATATAACCAGCAGGATTAGAGTCTGAATAAGCGTTTCTCCATACTACAGTATCCCTATTAACATAAGAAGAAATATCACTTGTACCAATAATAGACCAACCTTCTCCGTATGTTCCTCCATCACTTCCACTATAACCAAGCCAAAGATCTCTAGCAACAATTACAGGGTAGTTCCAAGAACCCCCATAGATAATAAATACTGTTTTTCCTGAACTATTTCTTGCTACTTCAATAGTAGGCTTGTACTGAGGATTAGAACCATGAGCTTCAAAACCAATAAAACCTCCATTAGGTTCTGGATTCCAGTAACCTCCTAAATCAATTTTAGTTTTATGGTTTGTAGAACTATAATTACCAAAAATTTCAATAGTAAAACCTCCCATCTGATAATCATCCTGTGGAACATTAGTCTCAATAATATAGTAAGTAGACCCTCCACTATTATCTGAACGAGAAGCTAATACTCCAGATGCTGTTTTTACGGGATTACTTGTACTAGCAGTAAAACGTTTTTTAATTACAGAAGCTTCAGAAAATGACAAACTACCAGTCATGGTATCACCTGTAGTATTAACCCATATATCTGAAACCGAAGTTAAAAATCCTTGTGAGTTAACCCAAGATTGTGTAGCAACAAGGTTACCACCAAAATATCCATTCATGTAGATATTACCAGATACATAAAGATTATTACCTTCACTACCTGCTCCTATTTGTACATGATTGCCAGTATTTTGATATTGTAACCAGAGGTGATCTGCAGCAGCACTTTCAGCAGATTTACCGTAAATATGTCTTACCTGAATTCTACCATCACCAGTTCCTCCTACATTAAGCCTTGCAGCAGAAGCATTCCAAGCAGTAGCAGAAGTTATAGTTACATCATTACCCATTGTTATTGGGCCTCCACCGTAGATATAAGGAGTAACTAAATAAGTGTCAACATAATGAATACCAGTTGTTCTGGAGTTCCCATTTATGTCTAGTTTGTATCCAGGACTGGTAGTCCCAATGCCGACATTACCTGCACTATCAATAACAAAATCAGCTGTACCAGAAGAAATAGCACCACCATCCCCAAATGAAGGATCTGTAGTCGAGTCTACAGATCTAATAATTGCAAACTTATTAACATTTAGACCGCTAGTAAGCATAAATCTTCTAGCTGAACTTGTCCATCCACTGTCTGCATTTAAGATTAATACTCCATAGTTACCATAACGATTAGATGAATCATATCTCATCGCATAACCACTTACTCTAGTAGTGTATGTTGATGAAGTCGTACTGCCATAAGAATTACCAAGATTTGTATTTCCTTGAACTGAAAGACTATCAGTTGGACTAAAAGTTCCAATGCCTACACTACCTCCATTAAAATGAGTTATTCCGTTAGATCTAAGAGCAATAGTTGTTGATCCAGCTGATGTACTTGCAAACAAACCAGCATCTATTCCCCCATTTACATAGGCATTGATATTACCTGCCACGTGAAGTTTTTCATTTGGACTAGATGTGCCTATACCAACATTACGAGTAGAACCTTTAATTGCTAAAGCATTACCTGAGTAAGTATCAATAAAGAAATCATCTAAGCCATAATCTCCAGTACCTATTATAGTATCTGAATTTCCTCTGTCTCTAAGAGTTATTCTTGGTCTGCTTAAAATATCTAAAAGTATTCCATCAGCAGTAGTGTCACTATAAATATTTAATTTTGTTGATGGTGCAGTAGTACCAATACCTACATTACCTGAAGAGTTAATAACTACTAAGTTAGCAGTACCACCATTGGGTCTAAAATTAAATCCTTGGCCTGTAGCTGCCATAAAATACATGCCATCAGTAGTATTATTAGCAGCTAATATTCTATTAGAACCATCACCGTTATATCCAAAAGATACTGAACGATACGCTCCACCATAAGTTGCATCAGTTCCTATATTTACACTATTAACAGAAATATTAGTAGAGGTAGTTGCTCCTCTACCTGTTACACTTGCAAGTGTATCAGTTTCTGTGTAAGAAGTAAGATAACCTGGTCCGTTTGTTAATTGATTTAAGTTAGTTAAGTTACCAGCATGCCAAACTGTATTGTTCTTCCAAGTTAGTGTATTAAAACCAATTGCTAATCCATTAGCAGCTGTTGCACTAGCTACACCATATCCAGCTGTAATAATAGCAAATTCAGATTGAGAACCATCTGTGTCAGCAGCTAGAGTAAAAGTTCCATAAGCTTGAAGCAATCCATAAGATAAAGCAGTTGGTTGGGAGTTTGCAGCAGCAGCAACCCCATTGCCCATTAATAATGCTCCCGTAAGAGTACCCCCTGCTAGTGGAAGCTTAGCGGCTATACTGTTTGTAACAGTTGTTGAGAAGCTGGCATCATTGCCTAAAGCTGTTGCTAGTTCTCTAAGAGTATCTAATGCACCAGGAGCAGAGTCTACTAAAGCAGCAACAGCATTGTTGACATATGTCTGTGTAGCATAACTAGTTAAACTAGAAGAGGTTAGATAAGCTTGAGATGTAACCCAAGATTGTGTAGCTGCAAGAGCTCCATTAATAGTAATAGTTCCCGAGGTAACCACATTACCCCCTACTATAAGTCCGTTCTTTACGATAAATTCATTAGACATGTCTTAGTATTTATATTTCCAAACAAATCCGTATGCTAACTTCTTAGTTCCACGAATACACTTTCCTATATGACTATCATCATAATTTAAAGTAGAAGCTATGTTTTTTATGGTAGTTGTCCATTCTCTTATTACAGAATTATCTACTGGGTTAATTTGTAATATACCACCATGATTTTCTAATAAATTCTTTTCTCTAGTGTTTAAACATGCTAATTTATAACTATCAGGTTTAATTCTATTTTTATTAGCTATTGATATTTTTTTCTTGGCTTCTTCAGAGCAAGCATAATTAGACTTTTTTGGAGCCCTTCCTTTCTTTGCTAAACTCATAAGTTGTTTTGTTTCTTCTGATCTTTTCTGCCCTAAGTGATGACTGCTTCTTTTTAATTTGGTTTCTTCTGTATCTACTCTACCAAAAGTACCATCTCCACCTGCAGTCATGTTCATACCTAAAGGATTGTTTTTGTAGAAAGTATTTAACAAAGTAATATACTCAATTTCTTTAGTAGAAAGTAAGTCGGGATTACATGTTTCTAAAACTTCTAAAGTATGGTTTTCCCAACCATACTTTTTTATACTATTGTAAATTAAGGGTTGCTTCTTACAGTTACAGTTTCTGTAACAAGAAGTTCTACTAGACAAGCACATAGTTTTACCTATGTAAACTTTTCCATTAGGGTTTGTGATTTTGTAAATTGTAGCTTGCTTCATTTTTTATTGTTTTCACTATCCAACAATGTTCATTAAAAATATTTATAACTCATTACCATCGTATAAGGATTGGCACTTGAGTTTACTGCGTTAATTTGTGCACTTGAGCCCACTAGAGAGCTTGTAAAGTTGATAGCGGTAGTTGACCCTATATCAGGTGTAGTTGTTTCAGTGTGAGCAATTGTAGGCGTTCCTGACTGATTCCAAGTAACTATGATTGTACCTGCTCTTTGGTCTGTAGCTGTGTTAGAGTTTANAATNTAGTACTCAATNAANGCACACANACCTACGCTTACGGTTTGAGCCCATACAACAGTAGTAGCACTAGGATTAATAGTAGCCGTAGAAGACATGTGCACTACTCCGTTACCAGTTCCTACCCTAAGTTTATCTTGTACTCTTACTTGTCCGTTTACATCTAAGTCATATCCTGGAAAAGCTTGGTTAATACCTACTCTGTTAGTAGTAGAGTTGTAAGTCAAAGCAGAGGCTCCTGCCAAAGATCCAGAACTGTTGTATTGGACTTGTGTATCAGATCCTGCTGCAGTTGCTGTTGATATAGTCCAAGTTCTATTTGCACTTAGGTCATAAGTAGTTCCGTTAATAGTAAGCGTTCTTGCTTGAGGAACATAACTTGCTGAAGCATGATTACCCCAGCCATACGCAGTATTCCAGTTAGTACTGTTACCGCCTGTAGCTGTAATAACTCCGCTTACGTCTAGTTTAGTAGATGGAGAAGTATTACCAATACCCACGCTACCACCAACATGCATGTCTCCATTACCTTGATATAAAGACCACTTAATATAACCCGTTCTAGGATTTCCAGATCTGTTATAAAAAGTATTGCTTCCTAAACTGTTTGTATTTTCCCCTGAATGTATATGGAATACGTTTGATGCATTTTCATGCATAAAGTTATATTCTACGTAAGGCTCGTAGTCACCAAAGATTATAGTATCTCCTTCTGAGGTAAGTTGCTGAATTGCAATAGCAGCCTGAGAAGTAGTGGTACCTGCAGATGCTACTACTAAAGCAGCATAATTTGCTGAAGAATTTCCTGCTATACCAGATTTAATAATTCCATTAACTTCTAATTTATAACCAGGACTAGTTGTACCTATTCCAAGATTACCAGAAAGATCAAATCTTCCAACCTCAGCATTGTTTGAACCAAAAATAAGACCCATTCCTGTACGTCCATACAGGTAATAATATGANCCACTAGGAAACTGATAATAACTACTTCCGTGATAAATTATACCACTATTATATGTTAGATATACTCCAGATGTTACTGCATTAAACGAACCATTAACATCTAATTTATAACTAGGAGAAGTAGTCCCTATACCTACGTTTCCTGAAGAATCAATAGCTAATCTACTTGCTGATGCAGTATTATCAAAAATATTAAATAAGCCAGTTCCTGTTTTTGATTGAAATAACCAATCTCTATCTGTTCCGTCTAATAAAAAGTTAGCATCATTTGCGGCAGCAGCAGTTATTTGTAATTGGTAACTTGGATTACTTGTACCAATTCCTACGTTTCCAGTTGAGCGTTGGAATGTTACTGTATTTGAAATGTAAGCTCCGTTGTCAGCATATCTTGCTAAAAATAAATCACCTCCAACATTACTTCCTGGCTCAGCACCATACACATATAAATCCCATCTGTTAAAACCAGATGTATTCCATATAAATTCTCTATAGTGAGACGTAGCACCCCCATCTAAAATAATACCACTTGTAAATTTAGCATATCCATTTACATCTAACTTCTGAGAAGGAGATGTTGTTCCTATTCCTACGTTTCCGCCAGTTAAATAACTACTTCCACTACTATTTAATGATACTGCGGCACCACCCCCACTATTCTCAAGGGTTAATGTTCCGTTACCGCTACCATCCTCATATATGTAAAATATGTTGTTGGTATTCGCTGCTCTTTGTACGACTAGTGGGTACGAATTTAATCCTGAGGATTTTATATGTACTTTAAAGCTAGGACTTGGGTTACCTATTCCTACATTACCACTATCTGTTATTTGAAATCTACCTCCAGTAATACCTGGGGCATCAACAGTTAGTGAACCTGTGCCTCCTATGTTTAAAGCGGAGTACCCTCCACCATTAGTATCAATACGTATACCATTAGAGTTTCCAGAAGAAATAGATAGTTTACCAAACATGGTAGTAGTACCTATCCCTACATTAGTTCCATCGTCAAAGACCTGAGAGTTACCTAAAGTAGTAGATCCTGTGAACTTAGAAATATAGTTAGTAGTTCCACTTGCATTAGCTGGAGTGTATCCTAGCCAACCTGCAATTGTTTTATTTACCCAAAGGGTTCCATTATAACCTAGTAAATGCCCGTTTATAGGGGCAGTTGTGATTAAATCTACGTCATGAATCTCCTTTAGTTCAAATCCATTCTGTACTTTAACAAAGATTTCTCCGTTGTTAGAGTTTTTACGGGTTACTATACCTATAAAAACCAGGTGAGCAGGAGCATACGGTTTATTGATTAAGCCGTAAATTAAGTTTCCTCCTGTTCCCAACCATACTGGATCACCTTCTGTACCTGCAGCTGAGGTATCTAATCCTGCTAAAAGACCTTCTGTTACTACATTGGCAAATCCATTTGTAGAAACTGTGGCATCCAAAAGACCCATAGTCTTACTAGATGTGGCCTCAGAAGCATTAGAAGCCAAACCAACAATCATATTGGTTCCGTCTGCACTAGTTACGTAGACTGCTTGACCTTTGTTAATCGCTACACCAGCTTTAACTTGGTGTTGTAATCTAGAAGTGTAATCTACAGTACTGATTGTCCAGCTTCTGTTAGCTGTAAGATCATAACTTACACCGTTAATAGTTAACGTGCGAGATGTAGGAACATAGCCACTTAAGCCTATGCCAGATGTAATATCTGACATTAATTGAGCATAGGTTCTAGTATATAGTTGTCCTTGTGCAGTTGTACCTACAACAACATAGTCCCAAGTAGCAGTATTTGTTAAAGCTGTTAAATAAACTGTACCACTAAGAGTAGTAAGTCCTTGAACTGTTACTCCGCATTGAAAAGTTTTAGCACTTAGAGACTTCATTATTGTTTATGTATATAAAAGCTAGGGGTTTTTAGGCCCCTAGCAAAGATAAGGTTTAAAATAAATTAAGCAATTTTAATCACCAATACTCTAAGAGCATTTGTAGCAACAGGAGAACAGAATCCTAAAGTAACTACGTTGTTGGTTGTACGTACTACATCACACTCTACGTTCTCACCAGTAGCTAGTTCATAAACTTGAACTATGATGTCGTTAGAAGCTAAAGCGTGAGTTACTATCATACTAGTTGCTGGAGCTGCTGGACCTGTTACAGCATAACGCAAAGCAGCTAATCCAGAAGGAGTTACTGCTACTGTAGAACTACTTAAAGCATTTACTTCAGCACTAGTAGCCAATTCTACAACACCTGCAGCACTTGTAGTAGCGTTTACACCACTTACAGTGATAGAAGTTGTTCCTGAACCAGCAACTGCAACACCGTTAGATCCACTGATTGTGATTCCTGTAATAACGTCACCTGCTAAGTCAGCAGAAGTTAAGTACTTGATTACACCTGAGTCACTTACCAAGTATTTGTTTCCTGTGTAAGCAGCACCAGCGTCAGCAATAGAACCTACGTGTAAAGGTTCAGTTACAGTAGACCAGTAGTCACTAGTCTCATTCCAGATGAAAGAAACGTTAGTACTTGTTCCTCTTTCTACTTCAATACCTGCGTTCTGAGAAGGAGAACTAACTTCATCTCTGTTAAGAAGAAGAATGTTATCACCAATCTCTACAGTGTTTGAGTTAACNTAAGTTACTGTACCGTTTACAGTTAAGTTGCCACCGACAGTTACAGTAGTTCCGTCATCTGTAATAGTTGAGTTAGAGAATCCTGTACCGTTCCACT